TTAGAAGAAAGAAACAGAAAGTGATGACATGGCGAACAAACCAATTCAGATCATCGGGATCAAAGAGGATCTCAAGAGGCTGAACAAACTCGCCCCAGATCTACGCCGAGACATCACCAAAAGTTACAGAGCATTTATGGCACCAGTCATTGCTGATGCTCGAAGCAACATGCCAGCTGGTATCGGTCAGACCCAGATGCGCGGCTTCAGTCGCAAATGGCGAAACATCATGCCGTGGGATAAAGCGGTAGCGAACCGCGGGATCACTGTCAAAATTGATACACGTAAAGCCCGCAAAAAGAATCTGCAAAACGGTGTGCAATATGAGACCGTCGGCGCGTTCATCATCCAGCAAAAGAATCCTGCCGGCATTGTCTTTGACATTGCTGGTCGTGGTGGTCGTTCAACTTCTAGCCAGACGCGCAATGGTTTCAAGTACGACTGGAACAACACGCTGATCGAGAATCTTGCAAAGACCTTCCCGACTAATCCTTCTAGGACGATGTATCCGGCAGTGGAAAAAAACAAAGACAACATTGAAGCTGCAATCAAAAACATCACCGAGCAAGTCGAGCGTCAGCTGAGTGTCGCACTGAGTAGGAGCAACCTCTAATGGCTATTCGCATCCCGATCATCTCAGACTTTTCGGACGCTGGTGTCAAAGCAGCGGGCAAGTCTTTCGGTGGCTTACAAGACAAGGTCAAAGGATTAGGCGGAAGTCTTCCAGCGATCGGTGTTGCTATGGCTGGGATCGGCGCTGCATCGGCGTTCATCTACAAGGCGGTCAAGGCTGCAGCTGAGGATCAAAAGAGTCAGGCGTTACTTGAGCGCCAACTCAAACAAACACTCCACGCCAATGACGCTTTAGTCGCTTCAATGGAGCGCTTCGTCAGCAAGGCACAGCTGGCAACAGGAGTGACGGACACTGAGCTTCGTGCCGGGCTTGCCACGTTAGTTCGCGCAACTGGTGACGCAACCGAAGCACAAGATTTGCTGAATCTTTCCATGGACATAAGCGCGGCGACCGGTAAAGATTTGGACGCTGTCAATATCGCATTGGCAAAAGCAGCGGCAGGAAATACAACCGCACTTGCAAAGCTCGGCATTCCGTTAGATAAGACAGCGCTCAAAACTAAAGACCTGACAGCTCTCACCAAAGCGCTCAAAGAGCAGTTTGGCGGAGCGGCTGCAACTGCAGCGAATACCTTCCAAGGCAAGCTCAAGATACTGCAAGGACAGTTTGGTGAAATTGTTGAGACCATTGGCGCAGCGATGCTCCCATACCTTGACAAGCTTGCGACTTTCTTAGTCCAGAAGGTTGCTCCAGCAATTGAGCGCATCACATCGGTGATCGGTCAAAAGGGTCTCATCGCAGGCTTCCAGCAGTTGATCTTTGAGAGTGGCAAAGCCGGTCCAGCGATCATCAACACGGTCAAAGGCGCAACCCTTGCAGTCGCAAACTTTGTCAATGTTCTCTACAAGGCAGTTCAATTACAAAAAGCGCAGATCTATTTTCTCAAACTTGATTTCGGTAGTGCATTTAAGGCAATCGGCGAAGCTTTCACGGGTGAAGCAATTGACATTGCAGCGCTTGCGAAAACCTTTGACGGACTTGCATTCGGCTTTGACCATGCAAGCGCATCAGCAAGCACCCTCGTCGATATTTATGACAAGGTAGGAAACAAGGTTCTTCCAGTTGTCATTTCAGCAACAGAAGATGAAGAAGATGCCACGAACAAAGCTGCAAAAGCAGTTGACGCGATGAAGAAGAAACTTGAAGAAGCAAGGAAAGAACTTGCCGGTCAATTCAAGGCAGCTCTGGACGGTGCCACAAAGAAACTTGAAGAAGCCCGAAAAGCCTACGACGACTTCAAGACAACAGTCTCAGAATCAGTCACCAGCGAATTCTCAATCTCTGGTGCAGCAGACGCAGCCAAAGAAGCCGGCACGACAATCCTTGCCCAGCTCAATCAGCAGGCTGTCGGTGCCAAAGCCTTCGGCGCAAAGGTCGAGCAATTGCTTGGAATGGGACTATCCGAGAGCGCTCTCAGGAAGGTCTTAGAGGCTGGTCAAGAGGCTGGCAGTGCAATCGCTAATGAACTCATTTTAGGGGGCTCAGAAGCGATCACAGGACCCAATGGGATCAACCAGCTAGTCAATGACCTAAACACTGTCGCCGACCTTTTGGGCACTCTCGCAGCTGACCGCTTCTATGAGGCTGGAGTAACTCAAGGCGAAGCACTCGTCCAAGGCGTACTCGACGCAATTGCTATTGCCGAAGAGCAGCTCAAAAACCCAAACCTCAACCTCGCCGATCTCAAAGGCATTGGAGCAAGATTCGCTGACGGCACATCTATGGGCATAAGCCCGATCTCAATGGACGCACCAGCACTCACAGCAGAAGAGCGTCTAGGCATCCAAGCCGGTCGCGGTGGCTCCACATACAACATCACGATCAGCGGGGGCATGGCAACCAGCGCCGAGATCGGTCGCATCGTCATTGACAACATCAAAGCAGCTAATCGCGCTTACGGTCCCGCAGCAATAGAAGTCCTATGACCGCTGCAGTAATTGACTCAGGCACCTACAAGCTGGAAATAGACACAGGCTTTGATGTCGCAAGCTTCACACTTGACTCAGCAACAAAAGGAATCCTCGACGGCACCTACCCACTAGGACCGACAACCGACTATGCAGACGTGACAACAGGTGTCCTTGACTTGCGCATCTTCCGCGGACGCAAAGACATCGGAGACCAATTCACTGCCGGCACAATGAGCTTCACATTGAATGACCAAATCGCTTATGGCGCGTTCAACCCATTCAACACTGACTCACCTAATTATGATCCTGCAAATAATCAGCCGGGAATCGCACCTATGCGCAAGGTCCGTTTCTACCGTTACGACTCACTAGGCACAGCAGAATCACTCTTTCAGGGTTACATCGTGTCATACGATTACAACTTCAGTCTTGACAACAATGACACGGTCGCTGTCGGCTGCATCGATCTTCAATACACACTCAGCCAGACAGTGCTGGACGAATGGAATGTCACTGAACAACTTTCGTCCGCTCGAGTAGTTGACCTACTTGCGCTTCCAGAAGTAGATGCTTTTCAAGGTGTAGGTGAACAGTCAATAGAGACTGGTGTTGCCACACTTGGCGGATCAGCTGCATTCACGGTTGATCAGGGAACCAACGTGAACGGCTACCTCACAAACATTCTTGACGCTGAACAGGGCAGAGCTTTCGTGGATCGCTCAGGCGTGTTCACATTCCAAAAGCGCATCTCAACAACCCTTGCCGGAGCGGTCGTTGACTTCGGTGATAACGATCCAGCGCACACTCCTTACGATCAGGTGACAATCAATTTCGGTGCGGACAAAGTGGTCAACCGCGCAAGCGTGACTCATCTTGGATCTACCTCAACACAGACCGCAGAAGACTTAGCAAGCCAAGCCGAATACTTGATCCAAGCGGTGTCCTACAGCAGCAGTCTTGTACACGACAACGCATCAGCTTTGACCCTTGCTGAGTATCTAATAGTTCCAGACCCGACACCAGTGCTCACGAGTGTCTCTTCTCAGTTCCAGATGCTCACCACAGGTCAACGTGACACGGTGGCAGTCGTTGATATCGGTGACACGATCAGCATTGAAAAGACCATCCAAACCAGCGACACGACCACAAGTGTCATTGCTCAAGAGTCTTTCGTGGAAGGCGTAGAGCACATGATCACCTATGCGTCCCCGCATCGAGTCACTTTCTACACGACCCCGACGACCGTCTATCAGCTCTTCATTCTTGACAGTTCCACACTTGACACCATCTACGCACTAAGTTAGGAGACACTATGGCAACACCATTCCCATTCGTTTCTGGCGCTGTCCTCACGGCAGCACAAATGAACGCAATCACCGAATTGCCGATTTTGGCAAAGACCGCAAGCCACACACTTGTCGCAGGAGATGCTGGTGATCGAATTGAGATGACCTCAGCTTCTGCAACCACCATCACAGTGAACGCATCTGTATTCACTGCCGGTCAAAGCGTGTTTATATACAACATGGGCACTGGCACCTGCACGATCACAGCTGGCACAGCAACAGTCACCACATCAGGATCCTTAGCGTTGGCACAATATGGGGGTGGACAGCTTTTATTTACTTCGTCCAGTGCTGCAACTTTTTTTAGCGGTGGCGGTGTAGGTTACGGCACCGCAACAGGTGGATCAAGTTCTTCAATAACAGTGTCAAGCGTGAACTACACGCTGCTTAGTTTTACAACCGACACAAACCTTGTTGTCTCAAAGGCAGGTTTGTTTGATGTGCTTATGTTTGGTGGGGGCGGCGGTGGCGCGGGCGGCCAATCGGCAGTACCGGCGCGTGGGTCGGGTGGTGGTGGCGCGGGCGGTTATGTTCAAACTACTTTGTATTTGCCCGCTGCAACCTATGCGGTGACTATCGGACCGGGTGGTGCTGGTGGTGCAGCCGATCTTGGCGGCGCCCTTGGCGGTTCGTCACGTATTGGCGCGGTGCTTGCGATACCAGGTGGCGGTGGCGGTTTTGGCCCTAGTGGCAACTCATTTACGTATGGTGGCTCATCTGGGGGCGGTTTTGGTACTACGGCTTTAGTAACTGGTGGCACAGCCCAATTAGGTTCGTCTTATGGGAATAACGGTGGGACAGCCGTTAACGAAAACGCTGGAGGTGGCGGTGGAGGTGCAACGGCAGTCGGTGGAAACGCGGTTACGTCCACGGGTGGAAACGGAGGCGCGGGTATTCAGGTGAACACATTTATTGGAGGCGCTTCATTATTTAAGGCAGGCGGCGGAGGCGCTGGCGCACAAACCACAGCAGGTACAGGCGGCTCATCAGTTGGCGGCAACGGTGCAGTTTCAGGTGCAGCGGGAACAGCCGCGGCAAATACCGCTTCAGGTGGTGGCGGTGCGCGAAACACGGCAACATCAGGCGCAGGCGGGTCAGGAATTATTTACGTGAGGTTCAAGGTATGAGCGACATTCCACAGTATTTTGCACAAATTGACGACAACAACATCTGTTTACAAGTAGCGGTGGTGACTCGATTATTCCTAGAAGAAAACCCCGAGCGTTACCCCGGCACATGGGTTGAAACATTTACTGATTTACCTAACAAAACTTATGCAGCGCCGGGTTACATTTACGATCCAAAAACTAAAGACTTCACAGCTCCGCCAGTAGAACCTATTGCATGAAATGGCGTTACCTAATTGGATACTGCGCACTAATTGCAGTCGTAGTGTGGGGTTGTAGTGGTTGCTCTTTTACAAAAACTAACATCGAGTATCAATGCTTTACCAAGGCAGCGTGTGACTAAATCACCCGAACAACAACACGCAGGGCTAATCGTTTTTGTAGGTCGGCTTATGGCATTGTGTTTTACCTTCACGGTGATGGCATTCATATTTGGAATTTTGTTTATTGATCAACCAGTAGAGCAGGCACCTACGGATGCACAGCTCATTGACCTTCTCAGCACCTTGCTTGTATTCCTTACTGGCACATTGAGCGGACTTGTCGCATCCAACGGACTAAAGTCAAAGGCAAAAGAAGGAGCTCAAAATGTTGAAGCCTAAAGACAAAGCCCTACTCGCTTCATACGGTCGCTCAGTCATCGCTGCAGTAATCGCTGTGTATTCCACAGGCAACACAGACCCAGCCGATCTTGGCAAAGCAGCTCTCGCTGCACTTGTGCCAGTGCTCATGCGATATGTGAACCCTAAAGATCTGGCTTTCGGTCGTGGCAATAGCCAAAGCTAAAGCCGGCATCCCTAACGCTAGGGACTACATCGGCAACGCTGACGGCGCATCACCAGCACCACGTGCCGGCATGAACGAATGGATCAAGCAAGCAATCGCAGCATCTAACAATTCCGTCTGGGACAATGGCTCATTCGGCAATCGCTCTATGAGGGGAAAGCCGGGATCATTGTCGGTTCATGCGACTGGCAGAGCTGTAGATCTTTCATATCGCAAGAGCGAAAAGCATCCCAAAGCTGGACGCAAAGAAGCGCTGATCTTTATTGACAAGCTTGTGGCGAACGCTAACGATCTCGGCTTGCAGTGCATCCTTGATTACTTCCCAGAGCCACATGGTCGAGCATGGCGCTGTGATCGCTACGCATGGCAGAAGTATGACAAGCCAACAATTCACGGCGCACCCAAGGGCGACTGGTTCCACATTGAGATCACACCACAAGCTGCAGACTCAGTCATCTGGGTCAAAGCCGCGTTCCTAAAGGTCTTCGGGGAAATCCCACCCAAAGCTTGACCCATGCCCTAAGGTCGAATTACCGACGGAAGGCAAGTGACTATGAGTGAACCACAGTTCTTTGATTACAGCGTCTATGTAGGCGTAATGGACAACGGACAAGAGATCCTCGTGCAGATCTTCACAGAGCCCGAGTCGGGCAAATACCTAATGGGACAAATCGCATTCAGATCGCACGCTTCATCATGGGGCGTGCCCATACCACTGGAGAAAAGATGAACTACTTTGCAGAGAAATTGATTGGGCTAGTGCTTTGCACAGTCTTTGGGATTACGGCTCTCACAGGGGCTCCTAGCGCGTCTAAAGAGCCTTCTGGGACTATTGCCCTAGCGCCGATCAGCGTCCAGCCATACCTAATTGGACCGACCACGACCACCAGCTCCACGATCTTCATTGATCCCTACTCGACAGCGTGTGAACAATTCTCAGCTCTTGCCATCAACCTCGGCTGGGATCCGGATCAGCGCACAGTGCTTGAGTCCATTATGCAGCGCGAATCAAACTGCACGCCGAACGCAATCAACCGCAAAGACCCTCACGGTGGCTCACGTGGACTACTACAGATCAATGGCTCATGGCACAAATGGCTTATCGGCAAAGGCATCATTACCAAAAAGCAAGATCTGTTACAGGCTCGGACTAACTTGCTCGCAGGATTAGAAATTTACAATTACGGCATGGAGCGTTACGGCTTCGGATGGGGACCATGGAGCGTCAAATGAGCGAAGGCAGTGCATGGAATCAAGGTGAACTCACAGAAGAAACCCGACAAATGGTCATGGAGCAAGCAATGAACACAAATCACAAAATGGCAATCTTTGGACTCATGGACGAGATCCTTGCAGTGAGCAACAACCCTCACGCATCAATTATCCGCCGATTGCGCACAATGAAAAACTCACTCTCATTGAATGATCCGATGCCACTCTACGATGTGACTACACTTGACTTGGCAATCAAAGCGCTAGAGGCGCACTCATAGAAAAGGCATCCGACATGTCCGACAACCAGCCCGAACTATTCAACATCACGACCGGTCTTGCCGGCACAAAATATGTGCCCAATGTTGACCGCAATGTGATCATCGTTGCAAAGAAAGCGCATCCAACTAGCGCGAATGCAGCGATCAAGGCTTACCCAAAGTCAGGGTCAAAGCGCCAAAAGATTTACAACGCGATCAAACTTTTCGGCGGTCTTACTGATGAAGAAATAGAACGCACATTAGAAATGGCGGGCAACACTGTCCGTCCTGCACGTGTATCACTTGTGCGCGATCAACTTGTCATGGACTCAGGTCAGACACGCAAAACAATCGCAGGCAATGACTCAATCGTCTGGATGGC